CCTACTAAGTTTTCTGATCCGTATCCAATGGCTGGTGCTGATGGTAAACAAATACTTGTACAAAAAAATCTTAGGACAGGGGAGATAGGACCTGTAGACAAAGCTTCTAGAGTTAGTGTCAGTGCTAGTGCAAATACTGCTTTACCAAAGAACTTAAAAGCTATTGGAGAGGTTAGACAAGATTTTCTAAGGACTATTGATCCTTATGTAAAGGCATACAATACTGCTAGTACATCAGAAACAATGTTTGATCAAGCTTTACAAGGTAACTTTCAAGGTTGGAGAGCAGCTATTACACAGTTAGCTAAGTCAGTAGGAGATAGTCAAATTAGTGCAAGAGAGATTGAAGCATACGGATTAGATCCTAGTTTAGTTGGTAGTATTGTGGATAAAGCAAACGTACTATTAACAGGTACTCCTTCTAGAGACACAATCTTAGGCGCTAAGAAGATAGCAACAGCCATTAAAGATATTAACCAACAAAGATCACGTAAAGAACAAGAAGTCTATCTAGACCTAGCTACTAAGGCTGAGGGGTATACACCAGAATCTAGGAGGTATTTTGACTTGCCTATGTTAGCTCCAGGTACTGATACAGGTACAAATCAAAAAACAACATCTCGTGGTACAAGATACACCGTTGAATAATTAAGGAATAAGAATGCCTACTTATACGATTAACGGTAGAAGAGTAATAACAGAACAACCTTTATCAGATGACGAGATTGATGAGATTGCTAGTACAATACAGCAACCTACAAGCGGAGTAACACCTAAAGAGTTGTCTAGGGTTTTTCAACGTAATCGCCCACAACAAACAGGTGTACCTACTGGTGATTATTTAAGCGATGTGGCTAAAGGTGCTATAGCAAGGTTTGGTCCTCAGATTATGAGGGCTATGGGTGGTATGGAAGCTCCGTTGGAAACACCTTCTACACAGCCTTCGTTAACACAGAACATCGAGCAGCAGCTTATTAGACCAGTAGAAAGAGCAGCTCAACAGGCTGTGGGTTATCAGCAGGTTTCACCACCATCTAGAACAGCGAGAGCTGTCGGGGCTGGTATTGAATCGGCACTAGATCCTGTTAGTATTGCATCAGGTGGTGGTGGTATTGTACCTAGACTACTTGGTGGTTTCATACCAGGAATGACCGCTGATATTGGTGGTCAAGTTGGTCAAAATGTTGCTGGTGACACAGGACAAGTTATTGGTGCTTTAGCTGGTGGTATAAGTGGTGGTGTTGCTCAAGGAACTATACCAAGGGCTACAGTAATGGCTAGTCAGGCTAAACCTTTGATGCAGCGTATGCGTGGCACTGTTCCTGAAGAAGAGGTTCTACGTCAAGCTGACAACACTGTAACTTCTATCTTCCAAGCAGCAGCACAGGCAGATCCTAAGTTTGCTGAAGCATTAGCTAAATCACAGCAGATCAGTGCTACCACAGGTGTGCAGCTACCAGCATCAGCAATGCTGAATAATAATCCTGTACTAGGTGACTTGATTAGAAACTTATCAAGTAGAGACCCTGCTTTCCGTAATCTGTATGGTTCACAGTTTGAACAAGCAATGGATACCTTGTCAGGAAGAGCTACTAGATTGTTCGGTGATCCTACACAGGCTAACTTTATCCTTCAGCAAACACTAAAGAACATACCTTTAGATAAAATCCAACAACGCAGGCTTGACGCTATTAACCAACAAATAGCTAAGTCTTCTACCTTTAAAGTTGAAGATCCAGAGGCTCTTGGTACTCGTGTTGCAAAGTTAGTTGAAAAACAGGAAAAAGAAGCTAGAGAACTTACACAACCTTTCTACAAAGCTGCTTTTGATTATGCAGAGCAGAATAACATCAACCTGCCTGCTGCAGGTGTTGAGGATATCTACAGATTTGTAAACGATACAAGAGCTGCTGATAAGTTTTTCTCTTTTCCTTCTATATGGAATAAAATAACAAAACCTCCATCAGAGAGAAACCCAGGTGGTTTTGGACCAGTTAAAGACGAAGCAGGTAATTTAGTCTTTAAGGATGCTTCCATAGCTGACATAGACTCTTTAAAAAGAGAAATTAACTTACAAATTAGAAAAACAAAAGATGATCCAGCATCGCAAAGATTGTTGTCATCTCTTAAAAACTCATTTGAAGATACTATCTCTAATGTATCAGAAGACTTTAGTCGCCTCTACAAAGCAGCAGACGCTGCTTACTTAGAACGTGTCGGTCTTCCTTTTAATCAAGAAGCTATTAAACAGATTGATAGAGCTAAATTCAATGAGTCTGTTCTTCCTGTCATTACTAAAAACAAATCAGCATTGTCTCAGTTTGTTGATGCTACTGGTGAGGAAGGAAGAGACCTAGCTATGAAGGCTTTTCTGACGGACTTTGACCGTGTTGCTGTTAAAGACGGTGTCATTGATCCTAAAGTAGCCCGTAAGTGGTTGAAAGAAAACTCTGGTGAATTAGTTGTTCTAGGTGATAAAGCTGATGTTATCCGTAAAGCAGTCACCGATGTTACTGAACTGAATGCACAGAAGGTAAGAATCAATAATGCCTTTACAGAGGCTAGGAAAGGTAATCTACTTCAATTAGAAGGTAAGACTGCTCAGGATATCGTCAACAACCTGTACAGTAACCCAACTAATGTAGATCGTTTCTTACGTACTTATGGTAGTAACATCGATACCTTGAATGCTGTTAGATCTTTTATGTTAGATGATATTCTGTCAGCACAAAACCCTGTAGAGGCTCTAACAGATCGAACACGTAAGGCTACTTACGATAAAGTCTTTGGGCCTACTTACGCTAAGAATGTAGAGAATCTTGCTGAAGCTGCTCGTAGATTGTCAGTAAACCCTGCTGATGTTAAGTTTAATGTAAAAGAAGTGCCGACAACACCTATTGAGCAATTAGTTGGTGTCCCTCCTGAAGAGATTATCTCTAAGTTAAGAAACCCAATAGCAAGTACTACATGGGCGGTGTCATCTATCTTGTCTAAGTTCTGGGCAAAGCAGACAGCAGCAGCCACTGATGAGAAGCTAAAGACTTTATTGTTAGATCCTAAATCAACTAGGATATTGTCAGAGGCTCTGACACCTAAAGCTGATGGTACGCTAGATCTTACAGCGGCTAAAAGGCTAGTAGATTTAGGTAAGAAAGCTGGTATTGATTGGACTACGATGGTTATTGATGATGCTGCTAGAGGTGCTGCTAGAGCTATTCCAGCTATCCAGGCTGGTATGCCGGAGGAGATGCAGTAATGTTTGAACTCATTGGTGCTCTTATCGGTGGTGTATTCAGGTTAGCCCCTGAAGTACTGAAGATCTTAGATCGTAAGTTTGAAAGAGAACATGAGCTAAAGAAGTTAGACGTTGAAGTATCTATTGCTAAGATGCAAGCAGAGTTTGCTCTACAGCAGGGGCATCAGCGTCTACAAGAGCATGAATTAGATGCTATCGGTGAAGCATTCAAACAACAAGCAGAGTCTGATGGTAAGGCTTGGAAGTGGGTAGCATCGCTGTCAGCACTAGTTAGACCTGCAGTGACTTACTGGTTTGTTTTCTTTTACTCAGCAGTCAAGATTGCAGGGCTTTACTTAGCTTTCTTACAAGACGGTAGTTGGACTTCTGTACTCGTCACAGGCTGGACTGATTTCGATGAGGGAATGCTTGCTATGATACTTTCGTTTTATTTTGTGGGTAGGGTTTGGGAGTCATCGAAAAAATGATAGACAAAGTAAAGAAAGCTGAACAAAATAGAAAGTATAGGGAAAAGAATAAAGATGATCTTAGGGAAAAGAAAAAACAATACTATTTGAAAAACAAAGAGTCTATCAGGCTTAAGTCTAAGCAAAACTATGAAGTTAACAAAGAAGCGTATAAAGAAAGAGCAAAGAAGTGGAAAAAAGATAACGCAGCAAGACACAATGCTTTATGTATGGATAGACATGTTAAGAAATTAAAAGCAAGGCCTTCCTGGTTAACTATGATTCAATTAGTACAAATTCAAGAGTTCTACGAAATAGCTAAAGCACGTTCTTATCAGACTGGTATTGTTCATCATGTAGATCATATTGTCCCACTACAAGGTAAGAACGTATCTGGTTTACATGTTCCTTGGAATCTACAAATTTTAACTGCCTCAGACAACTGCAGTAAAAGAAACGGTATATGGGAATCAAAGAAGTAATCTCAATCGCTGAACCATTGATTAAGAGATTCGAAGGATGGAGAAGTAAACCTTATCTCTGTAGTGCTAACGTACCCACCATAGGTTGGGGATCTACGATGTACGAGAATGGAGATAAGGTAACACTGGATGATCCTGAGATCACAAAAGAAAGAGGACAGGAATTATTCGAACTTGATGCAGAGAGGTTCCTACTTCAAGTCTATAAAGCCTGTCCAGTGTTGACGAAACACGACAATAAAGCTGCTGCAATCCTTAGTTGGACTTATAATTTAGGTGCAGCTAGGTTGAGAGCATCCACGATGCGAACAAGGATAAACCAAGAGCGATGGGTGGAAGCTGTTCAAGAACTAAAGCGTTGGAATCTTGCAGCAGGTAAAGTAACCAGAGGCTTGATTCTTCGTCGTGAAGCTGAGGCATCACTCTTCCTTAGCCCAACCAACAACAAAACTGAAGATAGCAATATTAATAAAGACAAAGAACCCTTCGAGAAAAGCCTCATCTCCGTCCTCGTCAGTTACGACAAAATCATCAGAATAGCAGATACCCAACATAAACCCTGACAGAAACGACCAACCCCATATATTCGGCATAGTTTTCCTTAGTGACCGTTCGCCCTCCTTTGATGGAGGGCTTTTTTTTATTTAGATGTCGCAAACGCCAGAAACACAGGCCAATTGCTGTGCGCCTTCGACGTTATCATCTACTTCCTTAAGATCATCCCAGTTAATGTTGGTAGGCATCTTAGCTAAGAGATCATTGTACTCTTGTTCAGTACATGTCTCATAAGGAGCCTGCCTATATGTACCACCATCCATAGGTAAGAATGATACACCAGTACAGATATCAAAGTTCCTGTACACCCAAGCCCCTACAGTAGGCCAATCTTCTTCGTTCACTGAGATAGTCACTGAAGGCTTATGTTCGCACCAATTAAGCTGATAGATCTTCCATAGGTTTAAGTGTTCAATAGAAGATACATCATCCCTAGTTACTGCAGCATCAGGAGCCTTCATAGGAAACGAGAACACTGTTGTACTATCTGGTCTCATCACACAAGGCTCATTAGGGATACCCTGACTAATCATAAACGCTGTAAGAGGATCTTTTTTATCCGATCTAACACGTCTAATGTAATACGCAGCATGTTGTGGGTGAATTCCACTAGCAGTGCCACACAACTGAGACACAGTACCAGAAGGCTTAACGCAAGTGATAGCAGCAGAGACAGGAATACTAAGAGCATTTGCTGTAACTTCATTTGCAGTGACTGCTTCATGCTTAAGATCCTGTAGTCTTAATGGTAACTGAATATCATTAGGATCATTCAACAAAGGATTGTCATAGATCCCTGTCAGCGATACACCCAATAAACGCTCTTCAGCAGTGTTCTTTTCCCAGATCTTACGCAGATAAGGGAAGTCAGTCATTGTGCTCTGCCAAGTGCCTAGAATCGATGCTACACGTACTTTGTAGCGTAGATCTTCAATGGTATCTGTAGCTCTGACAATGACCTCAGTGAGGTTACAGAACTGGTATGGACGTAGAATGATCTCGCTGCAGGGATTCGTACCAAAGTCATGATTAGGATCTCTACGACCGTTGATAGCAGCTTGTTTCTGCGATGCCTCCCTGTTGAAGATACCACGCTCACCAGAATGACTCTCGTAGACTGAGCACCATTCACGCATGAACTGACCCACTGAAGGCTTCGTATCATACACAGCAGAGTTGTTCGCTAAGCTACGTTGTCCTTGTTGTTCCCACCAAGAGCCAGCTTTAGCGTGTGCCATACGATCATCACTTAGATCGCTTAAAGATATCATCGCAGATCGCCGCACACCACCCACAACAACAACTTCCCCGATCTTGCACAGAATATCATGGCATTCAATGGACGACAGACGACGATTTTTGGCCGACTGGAACTTCCTAATAACAAACTTGAATAGTTCAACGAGGGGTTCTGGGCCAGAAGCTCTGCCTCCAAAGGTCTTAAGTCTTGCCCCAGCAGGTCTAACTTTGGAGACATCCCACTTTGCAATCTCTCCAGCATAGAGTAAAGCAATGAGTTGTCGTAGTGCTTTAGCCCAGCCCTCTTTGCTGTCGGATACCACGATAGTAGTTTTACTATCAAATAACTGATCAGGGACTTCAGGTAATTGATTGACATACTTAGACTCTACAGAGAAACCGACACCAGTGCCACACAGAAGGATGTACATTGCCTCATCGAATGACTTAGGATCATCGATGGGTAGATACGAACAATTATATCCTGCAATGTTCTGACGCTCTAGTGCTTCACCAGCAGTCATCATACACCGCATCGAAGGCATCACATCCAGGTTCAGAATAGCCTTGTGTACAGTCTTATAGATATGCTGAGGAATCTCATACTTATGTTTCTTCAGTAACTGCTTTTGCATAAAAGCCATGTAGCGATCTACAGTCTCGCCCCAGTTCTCTCTACGTCCTTGTTCGTCAAGAAACCTACTGTAACGGCTCTTGTGGATAAATGCTTGGTAGTTATTCAACTTCATTGATCTTCCTCTTCGGTATCATCTAGTTCGTCAACTAAAACATCAAACATGGCTTCGATTCTGTCCTCAAACCTATCAACCAAGTCTTCTGCTGTTATGTTAAGTATCTCAAGTAGAGATATCTCATCTAGTCTTTTTAGTTTATCAAACAAGTCCAGAATCGTCAAAGCCATGGTTACTCCTTGTAGTACTTTTTCTTTACTAAGTCATAGTTATCAATCAAATACTCCAGGTAGTGTAATGCTTTCTGTAGATCTTCTTTACCATTCTTACGATGGAATCGTTGAATGTACTTAACAACATTAGCTGACCAAGGGTCTAAACTCCATGCACTAATGACATCCCAAGGCTGTAGTGTTGTCTGCTTATAGTGATCACCTCCAACCTGTTTAGCTTGGTTTGAGTATTTCGGTAGCAAGTTTTTCTCCTCTACGTTGTTGTTGCCATCCACCACAGTCTTGACACTGGTATCGCTGGTACTTTCCCGTGGCAGTAGTGCTGTACCCCCTCCGCTGTAGACTGTAGCTCCCGCACCGTGTGCAGCCTGTGTAGTCGTTACCAATACTGACGTTTGGGTGGGTTCGAATCCAGGGAAGAAATCGTTCATAGACCTTCTCCAGTAGGATAACATCCTGTTTGTTGTACTGCTCCATCACTGTCCAGGCTTCTTTGTCTCTGTTCATACACTTAATCCAGAGTTCAAAGCCTTCATGCTTAGTCTTCTGTCCTAGTCCTAATGCTCTAGCAACATAGTCTAGCTTATTACTAGGGAATCTAAACTCTTTTCTAGAAGTCTTTAGTAAGTCAATCTGATGATACGGTGATGGTGGTGGCATTCCTGCTTCTAAGAACTCCTTGTTGAGTGTCGGTATATCAAACCTAGTACCGTTGTAATGTATCACTGCATCACACTCATCAAGTAAACTATGGATCTTCTTTAGCATCGTCTTCTTACCATTTAAGATGCTACTGAACATCACATGATCACCACCATACCACTTAGCTGCCCAACACAGAACACTACTGCTGTCTACGATCTGACTGATGCTGATGTTTTGCTTAAACAAACCCCAGACATACGCAGTGTTAGGTGCTGATTCGATATCAAGTAGCAGGATTCTCATCAGCGTCTGAGTCTGTTTCGTAGTTTGTAAGATCATCGTGTCCGAAGATGTTAACGATCTTGTCAAACTGCTTAACGAATACTTTCTCTTTGACATCGTAACCGTAGTAAGCACCGATAGCTTCACAAGCTGTCTCTAACAACTTAGGCCAAGCAATACCACTATCAAAGGTAACATTGATATCAACCATGTGGTCTAATGGGAAACCATGATCAGCATGGTACTGCTGTACTTCTTCGTTATCTACTGCCATTAGCGACACATGAAAACTAATTTTACTATCACTCATCTTCATCTCCATTCATTAGGGCATCCCAGGCATTAGGGAATACTTCAGAGCAGACTCGGCAGATGTTCTCTGCAACGATCCTTGTCTCTGCTTGGGCTTCCTTTGCTAACCTTAATTGACATACTCTAGCAAAGGCGTAAAGGCTCCCACTCCAATACCATTCAGTCATCATGGATTGGGGGAGAATCATCCTAGCTTGCTCAGGGCAAATACCTTCCTTAAGCATCAGCTCATACAATGTTACCATATAAGCAGTGTACTTGTCAACTGTTTCATTCCAGTCTGTGAAACTTTGTACAGGCTCTGATGAACTACCTTGCTTGACATTGGGTGCTTTACGTCTGAAATAAGTAGGCTGATAGAACTCTGGTGAGCTATCAACATAGCGTCTACTGACTTCATTCCAGGCTAACCCTACCGTATGCTTCATCAACTGCCTAGCTACGAATATAGGTGCTTTAACCCTGAACTGGATAAAGCAATGACTGAAGGGACTCCAATGGTTATGTTTAGCTAGATACTTAATCAGCTTGACATCTTTAGGATCTAACACAGGTAAAGGGAAGTAATGGTTACTTTGCTCTGTGTCAAACCAATCAGTAGCCTCTGACTCTTTATCGAAGCTAACACGAGCAGCATTGACAACTGTTAAGTCATCGCCCATGTGGTTTAGGTAATCAACCTTTATGTTTGCCATAGACTTTTCTCAATGTGGTTGCTAGTTTGCTTTGCTCTACAGTCTTCTGTCGTTGCTGGATCTCATACAACTTAGCCTTTGATGCTAGCTCTATGAAGTGATCAAGATCAACAACAGCTAAAGGTGTAGATCTATTCTGCTTCAGAACCAGTAAAGGCTCTGTTTCTTTTCCTTCACAGTGCCGTATTGCTTGTTCGTAGTCGTTGAAGATAGCGATTCTTGCTCTGTTCTTGCATTCGATGCCGTAACGGAATCTCTCCAAAGCATTCGACGAGAGCCAGACATCCTCGCCCTGTGTACCCATTGGTGTACTTTTGCAGTCATGTTCGCTCAGATTAAAAGTATCTCTTAGTTTCTCAACTACTAGCTTTTGCAGTAGTCTTCCTTTGTTTTTTGCGCTTGAAGGCTTCAATATCGATCTCCGTCCATTGACTAATCCATGCTTTAGGAATGATCATCAATCCATTACACTCATCATCATGTATGGTGGCTGCGATGTGTACACAATCATTGTTCTCAAACGTCATGAACCCTATTGCTTTACACTTTGCAGTATCACCAACACCCTTCTTAGACCATCCTGAGCTGGCTACTGCATCAACCCATTCTAAGTAAACTATTGTGTCGGTGGTTGCCATAGCTCATCTTCCTGTCGTCTAATCCATAACAATTGACCATTCTCTATTACACGTTCTTGATTGTTATCGTAAGCCTTCAGCACAGCTTCATACATCTTTAGCTCTGTCTCAGCTTCAGCAAGGATCTTATCTGCTTTCTTAGGACCGATACCACGTAAGCCTTCGATGTTATCTACCTTGTCTCCAGTAAGGATTTGTCGGTAGAAGTTTTTAATAGCTTCTTTGTCGTCGATGTAATAACTCTCTTTCTTGACTGGGTTGTAGTGATAACCAGGAATCATGTCTAAGTCTTTGTCAATGGTAACGATTACCGATTTGTCTCGTAAGCTCGTGGCATGGATTCCAATAGCATCATCAGCCTCTTGTCCGTTGACCACTCTGAAGTCCCAAGCAGTATGCAGGTACTCACGAAGGCGAGGAAGATGAATTGGCCTAGCTGCATCTTTTCTGTTTCCTTTGTAGGGTTGTGTCTTAGCAATGTCATACCTAAAGTTCTTAGATCCTGTTAGGTAGCCGACACAATCATCAGAAGAGAGGTCTATAAAGACCAGCTCTTCCAACAACTCTACCATGGTTTTGATGGCTACAGCCTCAGTCTCTTCATTGCAGGCAAAGCCTACTCTGTAGCAGAGGATGTCACCATCAATGATTGGCAGTTTAGAGGACATCTTCCTCTTCCTCCTCCATCTTTGGAGCAGAGTTATAGGTAACGAGATCAGTAATCACAAGCTTCTTCAGCGAAGGCGATACACCTTTCTTGTTCTTAAAGGTCCAAGAGTAAGCACCTAAGACACACACAGCCTTGGTTCCGTTACCAACATGTGCTAAGACTTCATCACCATTCTTATCCAATGGTTTGATGGTATGGTTACTCTTAGCAGTGATGAAGAAACCTTTACCTTCTTTATTACGAACAGTGATACCCATATCCTCTAAAGCCCTTACAGCCTTCTCTGACAGGTTTGTTAGATCTACTTGATACTTACCAGACATGTCGTTAGGCTTGTCCAGGAACGGCCACATAAGGGTTGCTTCGATACGTACAGGTTTGATATCCATAATCTTCCTTAGTTTAACTTTGCTTTATCAATTGCCATCATTGCCATGATGTCTGCTTTTACACTATCCTCTGCTGACTGAGCAACAGAGTACAACAACGTAACCATCACACCATTTGAGACAAGCTTATCAGTACTTATATCCATCAGTATATCACCATCATCACTCCTTGTAAAGCGAACAGTAACAGTTAGTTCATCGATCTTAAGTGGATCGGTAATCATCAGTGAGTTTCCTTCCAGTTATTACCTACTTTGTATTCCCCTGTCAAAGGACAACGTAACCCTAAGGTTACTCCAGCTTGCTCTATAGCGTCTACTGCAAGCTCACCAACCTTGTCGGCTAACTCAGAAGGACACTCTATCTGCCATTCATCATGGACGTTAGCAACAAACTTAGCAGGGATCTTAAGCCTCTTCAGTGAATCATGAAGATGGATAAGAGCCTGTTTCATACAGATCGCCCCAGCTCCTTGAAGAAGCGTATTAAGTGCTGCGTGTTCCGACCGTATCCATAGTCTACGACCATCCAATCCTGGCACAAACCCTTTCTCTGCATACTTTGCAACTTTCTCTTTAAGCATTTTGAGAGCTGGCGTATTCTTAAGGAACGAGGCGATAAGCCTCTTACCAGCATCTGCGTTGCCTCCGACAATTGATCCGATCTTAGCTGGGCCAGCCCCGTATAGAAATGCGTAGATAAACGTCTTTGCTTGCGGTCTGGTTTGTAGACCAGCAGCGAGTTGGTTTTTGCTGTGGACATCCCCATTGATCACCTCCTTTGTATAGTCTTCATCTTTCATGTAGTGAGCTAGCATCCTAAGTTCTAATCCTGAAGCATCACATCCTACTAAGACATTACCAGCATCTACAGTCCACACTTGTCTGGATACATCACCATACTCTGCTGTCACTGCAGGAACCTGAGCCATGTTAGGGCTATGGTGTGTCATACGGCCTGTGACAGCACCATTAGTGATGACCTTACCATGAACCCTACCATCGTCAGCAACGTGCTCTAGCCACGATGAAGCCTGTGCAATACGCTTTTGTATCAGCAGATACTCAGCCATTGCCTTAGCCTCTGGATAGGGTAGCTTAGACAGGATAACCTCATCAACCATAGGCTTTCCAGTCTCAGTAAACTTCTCAGGCTTCCAGCCTAGCGATGTCAGTCTACGTCCTATCTGATCTCTAGAGCCAGGGTTAAATATTTCAACATGATCCTTTAGTTTCTTTCCTGTCTTTTCGCTAATCCTTTCTGTAATGATGGGTGGAAATATTGATTGTAGATTCTCCTCTATGTTAGATAACTTAGACTGTAGCTCGGACACAAAAGCAGTACATAAAGGTATGTCTAACTTAAAACCATTACGCTCTTGCTGTGCAACAATGAACTGTACCTTGTGCTCCAGTGCAATGCTTTGCGGTGAAAAGTCCTTCATATCTTCGCATAGTTTGCGGTGAAGATCACCAGTGAGGTGTACATCCTGGATACAGTAGTCAATCATTTGCTGTGTCAGTGCTGTAAAGTCTTGGAAGTCAATCTTGTGATTCCCTAATCTTTTCCCCCATGCTTCGAGACTGTGACCTCCTTCGATACTGGGATTCCATAGCCTCGACAGCACGAGCGTATCTGAGGCCTTCTTGAGTGGTATCGTAATGTTCCACAATCTCCGAAGGTGGTAACCGTCGAAGCTGATTAGATTGTGTCCTATCACTGTGTCGCAATCCTCTATAAGAGGCTTTAGTGTATTTGGATGAGTATGACATACCACCTCACTTGTTGTCAGATCCTTCGTGACTACGCAGAAGATAACAGTCTGTTTCATGTCTGTTTCGATGTCCAGAACTAAGCTCTTCATATTTGTGTACCAGTTTCTGATAGTCTTCTAGCAGTGTATCATACTTCTTCTTTAGCTCTGCATGGTCAGCTAACAACCTATCCATTACCCACATGGTTTACTCCTTGCTCGTATGGCGGCGGCGCATTCCGTGTTCCACGCTTCATATCCATCTTCGTCACGCAGTTCTTCACACACCTTCGCACACGCCTCACGCTCGATAGCGGCGACAAGGGCGGCGAAGCGTGTTACAGACCCCAATGGTTTTTCGTCAGATCCGTACGCTAGACCAGCCTCCCTAGCCATGCGGATAATTTCTTCTCGGTTCATCCCTCACCCCTGATGATATCTGCTGCATCAGCATAACCTCTTCTCTCTAAAACTTCAATGCAGCGATCTAACCTCTCTTCACTGGCTTGGAAGGCCACCATCTCAGCAAACTTCTCAAAGTCAAACAGTTCACAATCCATACGGTTGTTCCAGCACTGACTCATCATGTCTCTAAGTGTTTGTTTCATTCTTCAAACCCCAATCAAATTTATTTGCTTCATGGTAAGCAAGCTTTATTGCTTCTTTGATACCCCACTGAAGCAACATCTTAACTTCTTCACCAGTAAGATCAAAGTGTAGTGTAGCTGAACCATCATCATGCTCTTCAACGTTCGTTACCTCAGCCATTATGGTCTCCTGTTAGCATCTTGCATAGCCTCTACGTAGTCTGATGTCTTTCTAATCTCATTGATGATCTCTTCGAACGAACAAACTACTTCACCCATTGTAGACCCTGTACGGATCTGTTGTAAAGCAAATCGTTTCGTATCCTCTTTCAAATCTTCATAAGTCTTCATCTTGTGTGACCTCTGATAACCTTCCTGTTGAGTGGCTGTAGTAGACGTTACAGGCTGGACCTGTGACACCTGAAAAACGATTTTTTAAGACCCTAATCCTGGTGATATTGCGTTCACGTTCATCATCATGCTGTGCATTCCTTTCCATACCGATAACCATGTCAGACAATTGTGCAATGCTTCCAGAGCCTCTAAGCTGTCCTAGTGATGTTGCTGCTCCTTCTTCATGTCCTTTACCATCAGGTCTCTTTAGGTGGCTAACAATCAGTAAGGATATACCAGTCTCTTGAACCAGCATCCTTAGCTTTGTCATGATCTCGTCTAAGGCTTTCCTCTCATCGCCAACATCACCAGCACTGACGATGATGCTAATATGATCCAGCACCACAAAGCTACATCCCAATCCCTTTGACATGAATCTGACTCTTGATAAAATATTATCAATTGACGTACTACCAAAATGATCAAAAAGATAAACCCTGTTAGTGCCAAGAGTGTGCTCAAAGGCATCTCTAAACTCCTCATCTGTGTATGCTGTGTCTGGTAAATGTAAAGGTTTGTTAGCGTGTATGGACATCAAGCCTTTAGCAGTGCGGACAGTAGACTCCTCGAGGAACATCAAGCCAATGTTGTCTTCAGTCTTACATAGGATGTGGTAAACAATCTCCCTAAGCACCTGTGATTTACCCAGTCCAGATCCAGCAGTGAAGGTAACTAGTTCACCCTTCCTAATGCCATAGGTTAGCTTGTTAAGACCATCAAAGGGATAGTTACATGAAGACTTAATAGCTGGTGTATTGATGTCTTCCCACAGCTTAGAGCCATTGACAATGCCATCAGGTACGTAGGTCTCAGCAGCAAACCAATCTTGTATGTATTCCTTTATTGCTCCTTCTTTAAGATAATCGTTAGCATCCTTGAATGGTGCTCTATGCTTGACAACCTTAGCCTTAGCACCGAATAGATCAGCTACTTGCGTAGCAGCTTTCTTCCCAGGTTCATCAGCATCAAAAGAGATAACAATGGTTTCAAAAGAATCAAGATATTCATAGTTGGCTTTACAGTCCTTTAGTGCTGCCTGTGCTCCGTTACGGATAGATACTGAAGGATACTTCATACCATTCATTTGATAGACAGCAATGGCATCAAACTCACCCTCAGTGATGGTAATGCTCTTCCCTCCTTTAGCAAATAAGTGTTGTCCGAACAATGTATTAGCTTTGCTCCAATCTCCTTTGATAGTGCATTCAGTCTTCGTAGCTTCATGCCTTATCTTGTATGCTGCTACCTTTCCATCAGCATCATGGTATGGAAACACTACTTCGTAGTCATCAGTAAGCACTACGTTGTATGCCTTCAGTGCATCAGCACTAAGGTTTCTCACTGGTATCGAACGATATTGACCTTGAATCATAGGCACAACTTTAGGCTTAGATGCTGTGTTTTGTACGAAGTTATCAACATTTGTAGACAATTTAGTATTTGTACCACAGCTAAAGCAATGGCTCCATGTTTCTCCTTTGTCATTCTCCGACACTGATAAGGCATCAGAGCTACCGCAATCATCACAACCTTGGTGCGTAGCTAAGTATGTCATTGCTCACCCCTTGCTCGTATGGCGGCGGCGCAGTTTCTCGCTTCCCACATCCATGCTCCGTCGTCTTCGTTCTTTTTCTGCACAGCGTCACACACCTTCGCACACGCCTCACGTTCATGCGCGGCGACAAGAGCAGCGAATCGTTCAAGAACATTGGGGGTGGCAAAGACTTGCACATCGTCCCAGTGTTCTGGGCTTCTGAATGGTTTGCACCCAGCCTCTCGTGCCATGCGGATGATGTCTTCTCGTGTCATGTGTTCTTCTCCTTTAGCTTGCGTAGTAGCTCGACGCGTTCTAAGTCCCACGCCTTTTGCTTTTGAGCCATAGTGCTGTTTGCCATGTGGTCGCATCGTTCAGCGTGAAGGAGTTGGGTTTCAATCATCTCGTCAATTAATTCAACCTCGCGCTCCGTCAGCCCGACCCATTGCTTTGGGGTTACTTTTTCGTGGTATGTCTGGTCATTCATTACTGCCATAGCAAGTGCTTGGCACGTTTTGCAGGGAGTTGGGTCTTTGTAAAGCGCAGTCCATCGGTCAGGGTGACGGCCAATATTTGCGGGTATGTGCGTGATGACATTATTCTCAATAAAGTTGTGCATCCACGCCACTGGCTGACCGTCATCTGCTGGTGTCTTTGCGTTTTTGTTTTCGCTCATGTGTTCTTCTCCCGCAGCTTGGCTTCGATGGCTTCGGCAAAATCCATCACGTTCTGATGTGCGGAGCAAATGTGAAACTCCACAGCATTTCCAGCCTCTGATCTGTTGCACTTCCAAATTTCATCTGCGGTAAGACCAACCCATTGCTTTTGTGGTGCGGTGTAAAGAGGTGATCGACCTTCGCCAGCAGATTTGTAAATGGTTCCACACCCTACTGCATCGAAATGCTCACGCACCTCGTCGATCTTTACCCACCCTTCAACTGCGTTCCAGTATTCAAACGGCTCTGTCTCCAGTGCTTTGCGAAGCTCATCAATCTCCTCTTGCATACGAGCCTGAATCATTCCTTCGCTGATCATGCCGGTTTGATGATCGGGGTGCTCCTCGCACCGTTCATGCCAAGTCTTAATGTGTTTCATAGCTTCACGGCTCATGTGTTTTTCTCCTTAAAAACCTGCTCAAGTACTCTCGCTACATCTAGCCAACCACCACCCTCAAGCACGTAATCGATCGCTTCCCAAACTTCGTGATCCGTCAGACTGACCCATTCGCGATCAGGCGCAGACAACCTGGCATTCAAAGCATTGATTGCTTCTCCAATCTGGTTAGTAGTCCAGTGCTTTGTATTGGCTAGGAAGAGTGCATCCCTAGTCATGGTCATTAACTCTCTGTCAGTCATTACTTGATCCCTAAGTTAAAAGGATTATGCCAACAGATCCCAGTTGTATCCTTAGTGACATAACCACCTAGAGTGTATATGATCTTCTTCTGTCTGTCACCATAGATGTAAATATCCCTATCAACAGTGTAGTTATCTACTAGCTTCTGCATCGCATTCAGCAGTGCATTCTTACCCTTAGCAGGGAATGCTGCCATCAGATCCTCTAACGAGCATGTACCACCATTAGAGTGCATAAACAGCACATACGGTGAAGGCTGACGCTTTCTGGGTTGTATCTTCTTCTTCATACATTGAACCCCTTAGCATTCAAAGCCTTTGTTAACTGACGCATCATAAAGTAAAAACCATACTCCGAACATAAGCGAACAAATCCACTCAGTACTTCTTCAATCTTAACATCTTCATGGTAATCATCCAACTCTGCCTGTGTTGGCTCTGAAGGCTTCATAGCCTCTTCAGGTAAGAAATCATCGTCAGGGTACATTGTATTATCCTTAAAGGGTACATTGTTTACTATATAGGCTATGTATACATAGTAAGTACATAGAATATTATTCTAAGTATATATACTAAGTATAGTACATAGTATACATAGCCTATATAGATTTAGGGTATCAGAGAAAACTAAAGTTGTCAATAGTTAGTCCTCTGACTTCTTACGTTCGCTAACAATCTCATCATCGTCGTGCATCAGGGATACATTGCCTACAGCGCAGATTTCATCTCGGACATACTTAAAACAATCATTACATAAGTCTAAGTATTGTCTTGTTCGCACACTACGCCTAGAGGCTTCATAGTCGCTAAGCATTTCATTGCAGGATAAACATCTCATCATACACCCCATTGGTTAGCCATAGCATCAGCGATGCCTTGGTAGGTTTTACTTCTAATCTTCCATCTGTCTGCTGTTGGGGGTAGTTTCCATATGCGTTGATCTCTACCATCAACAACATCAGTGGGTACAAGTTTATCCAGGTTTTTAAGCCATAGACAAGTCTTTTTTGTCTCGCCATGCCCAAACATCCAAGGTTGAATGCACTGATCAGGCTTTCGTATGCGAGAACTAATGATGCTAACTGGATTCTCAAGGCATATACGCTCTATAGGCGCATCTAAGAGCCTTCTAACAAACTCTAAAGCTTCTGCCTGCTCTTGCTGCTTATCTTTAAACCAACGAGCACCAGAGACCGCCAAATGGGTACATGGAGGATGAGCAATCATCAAATCCCAACCATCATTGATAACATCAAATACGTCACCCTGGTAGTGTGGACCTTCAACATCAGTGGGTAATAGATCGCATGACATAGCATCATGTCCTAGCTTTCTGAATGCGTCTCTGACAGTGCCCGAGTATTCGCAAGCGATCAACACTCTCATTTTCCATCATCCTCCATTCTATCTAACAACATCATCAGTTTAGGGTATAGATCCTCTTTAACATCTTCAGCATGACTTACCTCCTCCCATTGACCCCATGAAGCAGCAACACTGGAGTCAATCATCGCCTCAATCAAGGCTAACATCATTTGTACTGTCTCTTTAGTCATAAAATACCCTCTAGAATCGATTAAAACAGTCCTACAAGCGATTAAAACAGTCTTGGTGCTATCACCCTACATTAGAGCCTCTTCGATGCCTTGAAGAGCCTCTAATTGCTTTTGCTTTTCTGTGGTTTTCTTCAGTGCTTTAGGGTTAACCCAAGTATAGCTAGGAAAAGGCCATCGAGGATCGCCAGCATAGCGTATACAGACTAGACCATCAGCGTCTGGACCTTGAACAATCTCGCATGGTTGATCATTGAATGTTAAGCTCATTTGGTAATCCTGTATTGCTTTCTGAATTCTATAGTGTCTAAGTCGGTAAAGGTTTCTCTGTAATGCTCTGCCAATTCAGTATCAGATAGGTTATTGAACCCACCTTCAGAGAGAAAGCGAACAATCTCATCATAGACCTCAGGAAACTTTACAGAGGCGACAGCATAATCTAATTCTCTCTTAGTACAATCATAGAGTATGTCTTCTTTCTTCAGTATGGTTGTCATAGGATTAATCTCCTGATAGGTCAACGATAGGGTTGATAACGTACTCTGTCAATTCTGAAGTCTCAGCATACTCTTCAGCCTTAGCCAGTGTATCAAACCTATCTAGGTGGGTTAAACCAGAATACTCTGGATAGCGATAAGTTAACAGATAACCGACAATCTTAAATTCCATGATAGCCTCATAGTGATAAGTAAATCATTGCAGCATACAGTGCACCGAACAATGCACCACCTAAGACTAAGATTACATCATTAGACTCTGACATGATTAACCCTTTGCAAGTTTAAGTCTAATGACTTTTGACATCTTTTGGCCATGAGCAGCATAACCGATAACTGGTATCGATTTGTCCCAGCAATTGCGACACCCTTTACACTTACCGCCTTGCTGATACGCTGGGCAGACACTGATGCTATCATCATTGTAGGATTCAGCAATAGTGCTGGACCACGGTGCATCAAGTACTTCGCCTATAACAGAATCCGATGACCTACGCACCACAACATTAGGCAATGCATCCATTTGCTCTAAGATCGATTGATACTTAGGAAACTTATGCATCCTAGTCGGTAACCAATGTTTACACCAAGGTGTGCGTTTCATAACTTCGAACATCTTTTCAGCTAGCTTGATTGTGTACATGTCACCAGAGTCAAACCAACGAAAGTATCGATCCGAGTCTAATGCTTGGACCATGTCATCAACCCAATCATCACGCTGCCAGTCTTGTTTGTTATGCTCACGTGGAGCTTTAACATTAGGGTATAAGTAGTTGCCAGTGGTGGCATAACAGCCCTTGCAGGCATCAACTAATTCGCCAGTGTAAACATTGATACTGCCTGAGCAAGTATCTAAGGCTTGTAGACTCCAAGATCTAATCCCGTCAAGCTTGCTAGTGATTGGAAGTTTGAGCATGATTCTATCCCAAAAGGTTAGTGGACTCGTCAGTATAGTATTAAACTATAGACCCCACAGTGCGTAGGGTTTCGACCTTGGTTAATTAGACTCGGAAATATCACACGCAGCTATCCACAAAAGGCGCTGAAGGTTTTGCCCATGATCGGACAAATCTTCATCATTCCAAGCACCGTACTCTTTCAAACACTGTGAAACAACCTTTGGATCCAATTTCTTTAACTGATTAGCAATCTTCGGCTCTTGAGACAGTGACAATACGTCCGCATCGCACTGACCAGAATGCGAGCACATCTGAGCTTGTTTTAGGGTCATTTTAAGCTCAATACGGCCTAGGGATTCAGTCCACCACATTTTGTTTACTCCAGGTTAGTTAGTTGAAAGGGCTTTCGCCTAGATTAGTACGTGATACCACGGTTAGCAAACCAAGCTTGGATATGTCTGTTTACACCTTCAGAGAGTTGGCTTTGTATTGTACCAACGAAGATTACATCCCATTGTGATGCTGGCACTGCTTTTTCTACCCAAACTGTATCGTGTGCGTTGTCATATGAATTACTGAGAATTTCCATAACCTGCTTGCGATTAGCTTTTGAGCTAATGCTGCGTGCATCGTCGAAGAGGGAATAAAATCTTTGGTTGTTTTCTGTTGTCATTTCGTTTACTCCTGGTTGGTTTGTTTGTGTTGTGCTGCGTGTTGCATTTTACAGTTGTTTTTTGTTTTGTGTGCTGAAATGCGTTGTTTTCCGACATACGGTAGTAATATCCGACGAACGGCAGACAATCCAGGATGAACGGTAACGTTGTTCGAATACAACATTGTTTCACGTGGAACCAGTGCAGATCGGTGCAGGCTTTGAAGTCTACTTAGGCTTTGAAGTACCTCTATAGGGTCCCGCACCATCACATTCATCTGTGCAGGTCAGTGCAGTCTACTGTACAGATATACAGTGCAGCCTTAATAGTAATGCATTATCATTAGCATTTCACATTATGAAATCTTAATTGACTATGCAGTGCTACTAGATATAGTAGTCAAACAAGACTTCAACACTATATGTAGTGGTTGTCAAACAGTAATGATTCTTAATTGTACATTGCAGTGCAGCATAGGGGGAGGGGGTCTGGTTAGTTATGGAAATGTTGTGGTGCTACCTAGCCTTAAAAAAAGCAAGAATGGAAGTCTCTAAAGCCTAAGTAAACTATCTAATAAAAGGTAATAGAATCAATAGCTTAAATAGAAAAGCTCTGCGGAGCCTATGACACCATGTAAATGGAGTCCCGCTATAGCCTCTAAAGACTGTGCAATCTGTGCTGGATATGTTGTAATAACCCTACAGTAGTAGTCAAGGGTCTTTACAGCAATATCATTTGTATGCTACAATAAGTCTACTATGTAGAAACGATGAACAGACGATGTACTGACAATAAATAAAAACTTAAATTTTATATACTACATACAGACTTCATACTGACTACATAGAAGAGATACATAAAATTATATACACCCTAAAGTCCTGCTTTCAGCAGAGAAACTATATAGAGGGATCTGATGTCAGAAATTAAAATTACTTCTCCTAATGAGGATTGTTCGCTACCTTCATCAGTCAGCCAGGATGTCTTGGCAGTCAATGAAGAGAAGAGTGTGCCGACAAAAAAGAAGAGATCTAGAGGTCGTCCTAAGAAGGAAGAAGTACAAAAGTATATAAAAAGAGAGAAAAGAGGAAGACCACCAGGAGAAGCAGCAAGGATTAAAGAGTTCACTGCTTCGCTGCTGTTAACGCATTCGAATGCGATTATTAGAAAAATAGTACATAAAGCATTGAATGATGAAGACAAAGATCAAATGGCTGCTTTAAAGTTATGTATTGATCGAATGCTACCAGTGTCTTACTTTGAAGACAAAGGTGCTAGTGGAGGTGCTAAAGCAATCACCATCAACATCACTGGAGTTAACGATAAGCCAGTTGAGATGATAGAACACGAACCTGTAGACGTTGAGACTACACTAATTGATTACGATGAAACGGACACCGAGTAATCGGCTTGGAACACTTTAGGGGGTAGTGTGTCCGAAACCCCTGTTCTTTTCCAAGGAGAACTTATGAAAACATGTTTCAAATGTAAAGAAACAAAAGAACTAAGTAATTTTTATAGAAAAACAAAAGCATTAGACGGTTATCAAGCCTTTTGCAAACCTTGTTCAAACAGACACTCTAACAATAGGGTTGTTAAAAAAGAACAAAGACAACAGTATGATAATACTGTTAGGCGATTTAAAAGGTATGGTCTAACAAAAGAAATATTTAATCGTATGCTAGAGGCTCAAAACAGTAAGTGTAAAATTTGTTTAGAAAACATGCTTGTTCCCAACATTGATCACTGCCATACAACAAATAAAGTACGTGGTATCTTATGTTCGAGCTGTAATCTAGGGCTAGGTAAGTTTAAAGATAACCCAGAATTATTAAGAAGAGCGGCAAATTATTTAAGGGATGAAGGATGAGTAGTGTAACGGTAGCTCTTCTTCCATGGCAACAAGAAGTGTTTAAAGACCCTGCAAGGTTTAAGATCATCGCTGCAGGGAGACGTACAGGTAAATCTAGGTTAGCTGCTTGGACATTGATTATTGAAGGACTACAGACTGAGAAGGGTCATGTCTGGTATGTAGCTCCTACGCAGGGACAAGCTAGAGATATTATGTGGTCTACGCTACTGGAGCTAGGCCATTCAGTCATTAAAGGTAGTCATGTGAATAACATGCAGATTACCTTAGTCAATGGTGCAATGATATCTCTGAAGGGTGCTGATAGACCAGAGACTATGCGTGGTGTTAGTTTGAAGTACTTAGTGATGGATGAGTACGCAGACATGAAACCACAGGTGTTCGAACAAATCCTTAGACCTGCTTTAGCGGATCAGAAGGGTAGAGCTATGTTCATTGGAACACCAATGGGTAGGAATCACTTCTATGAGTTGTACAAGTTAGGTGATAGTACAAAGGATAAAGATTACAAAGCATGGCACTTCACTAGCTTTGATAATCCATTGTTAGATCCAGCAGAGATTGAAGCTGCTAGAGGTTCGATGTCTAGCTTTGCTTTTAGACAAGAGTTTATGGCTTCGTTTGAAGCATCACAGTCTGAGATCTTTAAAGAAGAATGGATTAAGATCAGTGATGAAGAACCACAAGAAGGTAGTTACTTCATGGCTGTAGACTTATGTGGATTCACTGACATTACTCAAGCACAGCAGAATAAGCATAAGAAGTTAGATGAAACAGCTATTGCAGTAGTTAAAGTCAATACACAAGGATGGTGGGTTGCTGACATTCTACATGGTAGATGGGATGTCCGAGAAACAGCAGTGAAGATTCTAAAGACTGCTAAAGACTATGGTGTTATTACGGTAGGAATTGAGAAAGGAGCACTGAAGAATGCAGTGATGCCTTATATCCACGACATCATGAGACGTACTGGATACTTCCCTAGGATTGATGAACTAACACATGGTAATAAGAAGAAAACAGATAGGATTGTCTGGTCTCTACAAGGACGCTTTGAGCATGGTCGTATTACCTTTAATGAAGGTAGTTGGAACAACATATTTATTGATCAGTTGATGCAGTTCCCTGACAGTAAAACTCATGATGATTTACTTGATGCTTTAAGTTACATTGACCAGATTCAAACTGCAAGTTGGTCTCAATCATTGGATGAAGAAGATTTTGAGATCATGGATGACGTTGCAGGATACTAATAGGATTCTTTACTATGAAATTTGATTCAGATACAACACCACAGAATGCTCTTGTAGCTTATGTGATGCAGCATTGCGATGATTGGAGAAATCACCGTGATGAGAACTATCTAGATCGTTGGAATGAATATGAACGTCTTTGGCGTGGTATCTACGAAGAAGGTGATAAGACAAGAGCTTCTGAGAGATCTAAGCTGATATCCCCTGCCCTTCAGCAAGCCATTGACAATAAGACATCAGAGATTGTTGAAGCAGTATTCGGTAAAGGTCAGTTCTTTGATATTGTTGATGATCTTCAGGATCAAGACAAAACAGACGTAGGACTGATGAGAAACCAGCTACGTGAAGACTTTGACAAAGATAAGGTACGTAAGGCTATTACTCACATCGTTACCCTTGCAGAGGTCTATGGCACTGGTATTGGTGAGTTGATTGTCCGAGAAGTAAAGGATAGTAGACCAGCAACACAGCCTTCTGCAGTGCCTGGACTACGTATGGTAGGTGTATCATCTACGAATCGTATCTCTGTACAGCTAAAGCCTATCAATCCACGTAACTTCCTTATTGATCCTAATGCTAGCACTGTTGATGAAGCCTTAGGCGTAGCTATTGAAGAGTATGTCGGAAGACATTCAGTCATTAAAGCCATGGAAGATGGTGTCTATCGTAGGGTTTATGTCGGTACTGCAGCAGAAAACACAGACTTAGAGCCAACACAAGACATTACTTACTTCCAAGATGACAAGGTTCTATTGCTTCGATACTATGGTTTAGTACCCAAAGCATTGCTTGATGATCCTGATCAAATGATTGGCCCTGATGAGGAGATGTATTCAGAGTTGGTAGAGGCTCTAGTGGTCATTGCTAATGGAGAATCACTGTTAAAAGCAGAGGTTAGTCCCTTCATGATGCAAGATAGACCTGTTGTAGCCTACCAAGCTGACATTGTTCCTAATCGTTTCTGGGGTCGTGGGACAGGTGAGAAGGGCTATAACATGCAAAAGGCTACGGATGCACAGATTCGTAGTCACGTTGACTCTTTAGGGCTTACAACAGCCCCTATGATGGCTATAGATGCTACGAGACTACCTCGTGGTGCTAAGTTTGAGGTACGTCCTGGTAAGACAATCCTTACCAATGGTGCTCCTAACGAGATTCTACAGCCTCTAAAGTTTGGTAATACTGATCCTGGTAACATCCAGACAGCACAATTGTTCGAAAAGATGCTTCTACAAGCTACAGGTACACTGGATTCAGCATCGTTACCTGGGCAAGTTGCTGGTGGAGACGCTGCCTCAGCAGGTTTAGCCATGGCTGTAGCCTCTTTGATTAAGAAAAACAAGAGAGCACTGACAAACTTCCAGGATGATTTCCTTATTCCTTTTGTAGAGAAGGCTGCATGGCGGTATATGCAGTTTGATCCTGAGCGTTATCCTGTCCAAGACTTTAAGTTTATACCTACAGGTACAATGGGTATGATGGCTAGGGAGTTTGAGCAGTCTCAGATCATTGCATTAATGTCTACATTAGGGCCAAACAGTCCTGTACTGCCTTTATTGCTGCAAAGTGTTGTAGAAAACTCTTCGTTACCCAACAGAGAGATGATTATGCAGCAGTTGATGCAGATGTCACAGCCTGATCCAGCAGCACAGCAGGTTCAACAGCAGGCTGCACAGATCCAATTAGCGACAGCACAGGCTGATGTGCAGGAAAAGCAGGCTAGAGCACAGAAAGCTCAAGCAGAGGCTCAGAAAGCCATTGTAGAGGCTCAGTTGATGCCTGAGAAGCTAAAGGTTGATGTTCTTCAGGCAGCATCGACGAACATTGATGACCCTAACAGGGAGTTCGAACGTCGAGTAAAGATCGCTGAATTAATGTTAAAAGAAAAAGACATTGATTCAAAGGTCAATATCGTCAGAGAACAAACCCGTCAGGACGCAATGAACTGATTTAAGAAGTTAGCAATCTTTTGATGCTCTTCAGCAGTACCGTCATTCTTAATGCGGTTAGCTCTCCAAGACATAATAACAACATTACCTTTGACATACCCTTTAGATGAGTCAATACGATCAAAACTAACTGAGTTTTCTTGTCTTTCTGATGCAAAGTAGTCTAGTTCGATACCTAGTACCGGACAATGTGTTGGAAAGACAATGTCGTTAAAGCTGATTGTCCACTCATGTTTGTAGTTAGAAGCCTTCTTACGTCTGAACTTCTCTCTTAATAGTTGATAAGAGTCTTGTTCTCGTATAGAGGCTTCTTCAGGGTAATGTCCCCACTTCCTTTTGTAGTTGTTTCTAAGAAGCTGTCGTCGCTGTGTTTGAGGACGTTGACTCTCATCCAACCGACCATTTAAGACTAACTTGCTAATAAGCTGATGTACTCGTTGTCTTGAAACATCACCGAGTTGTTTCTTAATTTGTTCGGTTGACTTTCCTTCAATCACTAAGTCATAAACAAGTTGTAAGCGTTCTTCAGCACTTAAGTCAGTCTTAGCAAAGTGTAATGATTTCATAGGCTCTCCTAAAACAATCATTGTACCACGCTTCACTGACTAAGTCAAGAGGCTTTACAGCAATAATTTAAGTGTGGTAAAATAACAACAATGGATATTAAATTACAAAGTTACTATGAATCTAGATTCGATATGGTCTCATCTAAGGGATGGAAAGATCTTATCGATGATGTAAAGAAGATGCACGAGTCTTATGCGGACATACGATCACTAGATTCAGAGAAAGTATTGTTTTTCAGAAAAGGTCAACTTGATATCCTAGATTGGCTCCTGACACTGAAAGAAGTATCAGAAAAAGTCTATGAGGATTTACAGAAAGATGATTTTATTTGATTTCAAATGCAGTGCTGGTCATGTCAGCGAACACTTAGTACACCGTACTACAGAAAAAGTTACATGTCCAGTATGTCATACCGATGCAGTTAAACAGTTAGCAGCACCACGAAGCAAACTAGAAGGCATCACAGGAGATTTCCCTGGTGCTTATGCTAAATGGGAACGTAACCATAGACAAGCATTGGATGTAGCAAAGTCTAAGTCCTACTACGAAGGATAACTTAGATTCCTTTTAATTCCTAACAATTGGGTTTATCCCGACTAGGAGAAGCAGATGGCTGAATTTGTAGATTCTATTGATCAAGAAGAAGTACAGCAAGATGAATTTCAAGCTGAAGAAGTAAAGCAGCAACAACCTGAAGAGCAACAAGCAGTGGCTCCAGAGATCCCTGACAAACTAAAGGGTAAATCGATGGACGATCTAATTAAGATGTACCAAGAGGCTGAAAAGCTCATTGGTCGTCAAGCTCAGGAGGTTGGTGAAGTTCGTAGGCTAGCCGATGAACTGATCAAGAGGCAAATCACTACCCCGCAAGCAGCAGCACCAGCCATTGAAGATGATGCTGATTTTTTTGCCGATCCTGTTAAGGCTGTAAATAAAGCAGTAGCAACGCATCCAGCAATACAGCAAGCTCAAGTAGCTGCTGCACAAATGGCTCGTATGCAGACTGCGAACAGGTTAGCCCAAACACATGCAGACTACACTCAAGTGATCGCTGATCCTGAGTTTGCTACTTGGGTTAATGAATCACCAGTACGTAAACGATTGTATATGCAGGCTGATCAACAGTTTGATTTTGATTCTGCTAATGAGTTGCTTAGTAACTTTAAAGCCTTGAAGAAGGTTCGTCAAGATACGGTTAAAGAAGCAGCAGCTCAAATGAAAGAAGAGAACTCTAAACAGCTACGAGCAGCTACAGTATCTACAGCAAGCAGTACAGGTGAAACAAGCAATAAAATTTATCGTCGAGCAGATCTTATTCGGCTCCAACTTACAGACCCTGAGCGATATATGCAGATGCAGCCTGAGATTATGGAGGCATACGCTTCAGGAAGGGTTCGTTAAACTTAATTGAAAGGTACTTAAAATGGCTTCAGCAGCTTATCCTGGAGGTAGTTCCTCCATCGTTAACAAGACCAATGCGGATAAATTTATCCCTAGCCTATAATTTTGGGGATGTAAAACCTTCTCTGAATAACTGGGAAAGAACGTAAGGTGTCTTAACCAGAGGGAACACGACATTACCAACAATGCAGTTCACGCCTAGGAGGGTGTATGAAGCGATTAAGTTGGAAGTATATTGCAGGTTTGATTGATGGCGAAGGCTGTCTAGATGTTCAAGTAACAAACGGTATTTATGTCAGACCAAGAGTAAGAATAGGTATGGCAGTGAATGCAAAGATGATACTTGATATGATGCAAGTTAATCATGGTGGTTATTTATGTCACCGTGAAAGTAAGAATGGAAACTGGCAAGATTCTGTAAGTTGGGAACTTGTTGGTTACAGTCAAGTATGTCCTTTCTTACGAAATATTGCTAACCATCTATATATCAAACACGAACAAGCCAGGTTTCTCCTTTGGATGGAGAATAACTTAAAAGGCAAGCAGGTCGCTGATGAAGCAAGACAGCTTGTGATAACTGAGCTAAAAGCAATGAAGCGTGACCCGCACAGACTAAGTGAGAAGGCACAGGAGAAAGTTTTAATACTTCTGTGATGCGATAGTCGGAGTATCTTTTTAGATACTGGGAAATTTGGTCAGATGAAATCGTTGCTTCTTACAAAAAAGCTCTTGTGATGGCTAACCTCATCAACAAGATGAGCATGAAAGGTAAGAAAGGCGATACCCTTCACATTCCAGTGCCCACCCGTGGCTCTGCATTCGCTAAAGCAGCTAACACTGCTGTTACGATTCAGGCTGATGTTGAGACTGAAGTTCAGGTGCTCTTGAACAAGCACTTCGAATACAGCCGCTTCATCGAAGATATCGTCGAAGTTCAGGCTCTGTCCTCGCTTCGTCGTTTCTATACGGAAGATGCAGGCTATGCACTTGCTCGTCAAGTAGATACCGATCTTATCCAACTTGGTCGTTCCGCTAACAACGGTGCTGGCACTGCTGCTTATGCTAACGCATACATCGGTGGTGATGGTAGCACTGCTTACAACAGCGCATCGCCCAATGCTTCTGCATTGACCGACCAAGGTATTCGTCGTATTATCCAGCGTTTGGATGATAACGATGTTCCTATGACTGATCGTTATTTGGTTGTTCCTCCTTCCAGCCGTAACACGTTGATGGGTATCGACCGCTTCACCGAGCAGGCTTTCGTTGGTGAAACCGCTGGTGGCAACACCATCCGTAACGGCCAGATCGGTGATGTGTATGGCGTTAAAGTGTTTGTTACGCCTCAGTGTGACACCGCTACTGGTTCAGCACGTATTGCATTGATGTTCCACAAAGATGCAGCAGTGATGGCAGAACAAATGGGTGTTCGTTCGCAGACCCAATACAAGCAAGAGTACCTTGCTACATTGTTCACTAGCGATATGCTCTACGGTGTTTCTTTGCTCCGTAAGGGTGACCTTGCTAGCGTACCAACCTCGATGTTCCCCATCGCAGTACCTGCTTAATTAAGCATAGGGGAGGCTAAACAGTCTCCCCTAATTACAAAGAGGTCACAATGGTCAAGTTTCGTTGTAAGTTATCCGGTGTAGTACATGAGTTTGAATCAGAGTACGACATTAAACAGATGCGTAGACATCCTGATTATGTTGAAGTAAAAGAAGAAGAACAGAAACCTATAGAGAAGAAGGTCACGAAGAACTCTAAAGAGGGTTAACAATGCCTACCATTAAAATCAAGGGATCATCCACAGCTTCTTCTGTACCGTCATCGCTTGCGTTAAGAGAACTAGCCGTTAACGTCACGGATAAGAAGCTCTATGTTGGTGATGGCTTTACTGTTCAGAAAGTTGTTGGTTCTCTTGGTAATCAAGAAGCTAACGCTGTAGCAATCACTGGTGGCTCTGTTGTAGGTATTACTGACCTAGCAGTTGCTGACGGTGGAACAGGTGCATCAACAGCAGCACAAGCAAGAACTAACTTAGGTGTCACGGCTACAGGCTCTGACACCACTTATGCTTTTAGGGCTAACAATCTTTCTGACTTAGCTAATGTATCTACAGCCAGGACTAACCTAGGTTTAGGTACGATTGCAACACAGAATGCTAATGCAGTTAATATCACTGGTGGTGTTGTCAGCGGCATCACTGATCTTGCAGTCGCTGATGGCGGTACTGGAGCAAGTACTGCTGCTGATGCAAGAACTAATCTAGATGTTCCTAGTAGAACTGGCAGCGATGCTTCAGGTACATGGAATATCAGCATCACAGGTAACGCAGCTACTGCAACTAACGGTGTTGTTACGACAGGAAGCTACAGCAATCCTGCTTGGTTGACAGCACTAGCATGGTCTAAAGTTACTGGTACACCAACAACACTAGGTGGTTATGGTATCACTGATGGTGTATCTACAGGAAGTACGTATAGTAACCCATCCTGGTTAACAGCATTAGCTTGGTCAAAGATTACATCAACGCCTACCACACTAAGCGGTTACGGCATCACTGACGGTGTTGCAACAGGTGGTAGCTATGCAGATCCAACATGGATTACATCATTAGCTGGTTCTAAGATCACTGGTAACATCAGTGGTAACGCAGCTAATGTCACTGGCACAGTAGCAGTTGCTAATGGTGGTACTGGTGGTACAACAGCCGCTACAGCAAGAGCTAACTTGCTTCCGTCTTATGCTACCAATGCTACAAAGGTATTGGCTGTCAACGCAGGAGAAACCGATGTTGCTTGGGTTACTGCTGGTGGTGGTGGTATTGGTGATGTTGCTGGTCCTGCATCTGCTACTGACAATGCTGTAGCAAGGTTTGACGGTACAACAGGTAAGCTTATCCAGAATAGTGCATTCACTGTTAATGATAGCGGTGAAGTCATGGCTGGTACGTGGACAGCTACGGCTGTTAGTCCTTTATATGGTGGTACTGGACAGACTAGCTACACTAATGGCCAACTACTTATTGGTAACGCTTCTGGTGGTTTAACAAAGGCTACATTAACTGCTGGTTCGAATGTAACCATAACTAATGGTGATGGTGCTATTACCATCGCTGCTACAGGTGGTGGTGGTGGATCATCAACGATCCTAGAGAATGATGTTGTCATATCATCTAGCTACACACTAACAGCAAACAAGAATGGGCTATCTATTGGTCCTGTAACAATTAACACTGGCGTGGCTGTAACTGTACCTACTGATCATCGGTGGGTTGTATTAGCTTATTGAGGATAAAAAATGTCTGCTATTAAAGTTCAAGGAAATGCTAGCGGTACTGGTACACACACAATTCAGTCCGCTAATACTAACTCTAACCGTACTGCTACGTTGCCTGATGCGGATACAACGCTTGGCTTCCTAAACGTACCTGTTAGCTCTACTACAACCACAATGGCTACTAGCGATGTAGGCAAGGTTATCTCTTTGTCCGCTGGTATCACCATCCCTAACTCAACCTTTACCGCTGGTGATGTTGTATCACTGTACAACAATACGTCAGGGGATCTTACTGTTACTTGTACGATCACTACAGCATACATTGCTGGTACAAACACAGACAAAGCTACCGTAACACTAGCAACCAGAGGCGTAGCTACTGTCTTGTTCATTAGTGGTACAGAGTGTGTTATCACCGGTAACGTGAGCTAACTATGGCTGGTATCTTTGGTTTACTCATGAGTGGTGCTGGAGTAATAAAAGACCAGTACTTTAACTTAACATCGCTCCTCCTCCCCGGCAACGGCACCAACGGCGCACAGAACAACACGTTCTTAGACTCGTCCACTAACAACTTCACCATCACCCGCAACGGTGACACGACGCAGGGAACCTTTAGCCCGTTCTCACAGACGGGGTGGGGTGCTTACTTTGCAGGTTCTGGCGCAAGAGTTTCGACAACATCAGGAAGCCAGTTTGCTTTTGGAACGGGAGACTTTACTGTTGAATTTTGGATGTATCCAACATCTTCATCATCAAACGTTGGTATTTTTGACACAAGAACTGCCAACAATAATGGCTTGATTGTTCGTCTTGGCGATGGTGCATCCAATCCAAACGTTGTAAGTGCATACGTTGCTGGTACCGAATTAAACACTAAGGCGATTACTTACAATTCTTGGCAGCATGTTGCGATTGTCAGAAGTTCTGGTAACGGGGTTATATATGTAAATGGAGTCGGATCGACTTCAAAAGCCGCTTCTGGAGATTGTAGTCAGACGGGATGTCTTATATCAGCACTTTACGATGCGTTAACCTCAAACTTTGTTGGTTATTTATCAAATTTTCGTGTCGTAAAGGGAAGGGCTGTATATACAAGCGACTTTCAACCGGCAACATCAAACCTCGGCGCAACAACTGGAGGATCATCTCCTCCAACAGGGACTCAAACATCGTTATTAACCTTGCAGTCAAACCGTTTTGTTGACAATGGCGGTTTAGCAACGCCTAACACATTGACGATAACAAATTCTGTTGCCATCACCCCCTTCTCCCCCTTCGCACCAACGTCCTCCTACAGTGCTGCCGCAGTGGGTGGTAGCGGGTACTTTGATGGGAGTGGGGATTATTTGGATGTTGCTAATAACGCTGCGCTGCAATTAGGAACTTCTGATTTCACGTTAGAAACGTGGGCGTATCTGATAGACCAAGCTGGAACTGCTAACCATGTAATTATCAGTAAACAAAATTATCTTATTTACTATGAAGAAGCTATTTCTAAGTGGATTTTTGAAACAAACTTAGGGTCAATTACATCCTCCTCAACATGGCCTTTGAGTGCTTGGCAGCACGTAGCCGCAACCAGAAGTGGTAACACATTTACCTTATGGGTTAACGGAACAAGCCAAGGAACTTTGACAAATAGCGGCAGTGTTACTGACGCTGGTGGCTTGATGAATATCGGTCGGAATGTTGGAAATTCATCAAACTACACTCAAGGGTATTTATCTAGCTTACGTCTTGTCAAAGGAACTGCTGTTTACACCTCGGCCTTTACTCCACCAACCGCACCCCTAACCGCAATCACCAACACATCCCTCCTCCTCAACTTCACCAACGCTGGTGTCGTCGATGCCACTGCGAAGAACGTGCTGGAGACAGAGGGCAATGCACAGATCAGCAATGGGGCTGCAAAGTTTGGTACTACAAGTATTTACTTAAACGG